CCAAGATAGCTTTCGCTTCTTGGGAGACACCTTGCGACACTAGGGCGGGTGTTTGAGACTTTGGATCAATGGGCTCTCTGTTAAACGAAGACTAATAGTCTTAACAGTAAACAAATACTGATAACATTTAATAGAGGGTTGCGTTGAGACATAGACCTCTAAGGACCTATGGTTGGGCAACCATAACCTAAAGTCAAACAGCCCGGGTTCTTCAGGCTTACTTTAGGAGGTTTGGTTCATCCTTTAGGCTCTTTTGTGTATGTTGGACCAGTTAAGAAGTGCTAAACAGCGAAAGCTGCAATTAGCTTAGGGATTAAAGCCCAATCTTTTAATCTGGCAACCTCTATACAGAATCCTATCGGTTGTTCCTCCCCTTTGGTAGGTAAGCGATTCCGCGACTTTAACTAATTAACACCTAGTACAACTCTAACCGGGCTGGCGCCCCGCCATGGGTTGGTGGAGCGGCAAACGCCTGAAGACTCCTCAAAACATATCTATATTAAATCAGCCACAGAATACAAACGTTTAAATATTATACGGAAGTTAGTTCCGAAAATACTAACCGCTTATTCAGTGGATTCTGAGTTAACTAGACCATGGATTGAGTCTTTCCTGGAGGCCTTCGCGGAAAGGGCTAAACACAGAGGGTTAGAGGACACTGTCAAACATTATAAAGATGTTAGACTTTGTTTCACTCGATACCTTAGTGGTGAAGCCCTCCTACAGCACGGACAAGTATCTTTAGATTCTGATGGGTTCCCTTCGGAACTCAAGGAATTTAAGGATTACCTAGTTAGTAGTGAAGGTGAGGATCGGACTAATGTTTTAAGATGTATAAATACACTTTTAACTATAGGTCGAGCCTTCAAATTCAAACCAAAGCTAGATGTTCAAACTATAATAGACCCTTGAAATGGGCAACTTCCTGAAATAGGGGAAGATACTCATAAGAGTATTCTAAAAAGTTTAAAACTTAGACCGGCTGACTGCTTCTGAGATGAGTTTCATATGAGTACCAAGAAAGGACCTAATGGCCCTGCTATGGCTACCTCATTAACGGACCTTGCCTCATTACCTCAAGAAACTATAGAAGATATAATATCTATAGGAGGTAGTAAGCTAGGGTATCGTATAAATGTAAATAGTATAGCTAGCCCTCTTAGAGGACTTACTATGTTACAAATATGAAAACAAATCTTCAAGAAGGAGGCGAGGTGACCCAGAAAGTTGAGTTACTTCAGTGACAAAGAAGGTAAGACTCGAGTAATTGCCATCCTTGACTATTGGTCACAAACAGCCCTAAGACCCATACACAATCATTTAATGAAAGTGTTAAGGGGGATAAGATCTGATTGTACCTTTAATCAAGAGGGGTTTTACAAGAAGCTTCCTTCCCGTGGACCTTACTATTGTTTTGACCTCTCCGCAGCTACTGACAGAATGCCCATCTTATTACAGATGAAGATTTTGAAAGAAGTTATCGGGGAAGAAAGAACTTTAGCTTGGTCCCGTCTGTTGACCAGTTTGGGTTATGAGAATGTAGACTATCCTAGCAAGATTCATTACCTTGCAGGACAGCCTATGGGTGCGTATAGTTCCTGAGCCGTAATGGCTATAACCCATCACTACATAGTACAGCTAGCTTCCCGGAGAGCCGGTTTACGGTTCTTTTGGGACTACTGTTTACTAGGTGATGATTTGGTTATAGCTCATGAGGGGGTTGCTGCACAATATAAGATCTTGTGTTCAATCCTTGATATGCCTATCTCGG